GTTCTTTTGTTCGGTAGATTATGAAGCTGCGACCGATTTGATTTTGCGTTCTTGCACTCTTGCGAATATTCACGGAATCCGTGGAAACCCGTTCGAGCACTTGGCCGCATTATCCTTCGATCGCGGAAAGATTATCTACCCCGATGGAAGTGAAATTGAGAGTGGAAAACGACAGCCGATGGGGCACCCATTGTCGTTTCCATTTTTGTGTGTAACCAACTTGTCTGTCTATCAACAGTGTGTCTCTGATGAGGCATACCGTCGATTTCCAGGCGACGCCAAGGCACGAGGTGTCTGGATGAACAAACGCATGAATGCGGTCGTTGTCAACGGAGACGACATGCTGTTCAAGTGTGACCGTGTGTTCTACACGGCCTTCATCGAACTGGCGCGTTCGGTTGGGTTGCACATCTCAATTGGGAAGAACTACCTATCGCGCGACTGTTGTATGATTAATTCGCAAGTCTTTCGGTTGCATCGAGATGGTCTGATGCATCGGCATGACTATCTGAATTTGAAGTTGGTTACTGGGACCTCGTTGAAAACGGGCGACTCAGCAGCTACTCCAGATCAGATTGGTCCGGCCGTGCAGCGGATGATTTCGAGAGCCAAGTGGACTGCGGCAATCGTACCCGACGTCTTTCGACGTTGGCAGTCGTGGCGATATCTGTATTCAGGCTTCCGACCCAACTGGTATGTGCCAGTCCACCTTGGTGGATTTGGCATACGCCCGTTGAGCCGTTGGCCGGTGCGATACACCAGGGAACAGCGCCGCGTTGCCGCGGCGATGCTCCTTCACCCGCAAATTTCGTTGACGGTTCGTGAACGAAATGGCGGTGGTGTACTGAATCAGATTCGTAAGGTTCTTCCGAGGATGTTTGACTTCAAGCTGGTTCCAGCGCTTCGATCTCGGAAAACCGACGAGGCGTTGGAGTTCAACGGTTATGAAACCTTTGAACATCAGTCAGATTATTCAGAACGGTTCATGTTGTGGCAGCGGGCTTTTGACCCAAAGCGCTTTATCGGTGACGATATCGTGCCTAGATCGAGGCTGCTGACGCGACGTGAAGTTCGAAAGTACGGACTGAAGCCGGGTTCAATCAAGTTGGCGGGGGTGGGTCTGTCGCGTACGCGGCGGATTTCCCCGTTAACCGAAATTGAACTGCATGAGCTTGAGGATGTCGAATTGGTCATTCGACCCCGTGTCAAACCTCCTCCACTTCAATCGTTTTCTTTGAAGTCTGTTGAAGGTCAGCTCGACGTAATCAACTCGTGGGCGGAGACGCAAATCTCTGTCTTCTACGAGACTGATTGGTTGGGCCGATAGTCAACAATGCGTCCTGCGCCGCAAGACGTTAAACTGCAAGGCGTGTGAGGTTCTGTCGAGCGACGATCATGTCGTGTCCCAAAACGTTGAGACAAGGTTACGGTGAAGAATCGGTGAGTCCCGAGAGAATTCGAGGGACGACCACTGACGATCGCAACTGGTAACAGAGCGTGCTAAACAGAATGCCGAGAGACTGCACGGAGTGCCCATCACTGCGATGTGGATCGACAGGACGAACAGTCCGGGGTTGCAGCCCTGGCCTCACTACACTGCAATGACTTCAAAGAAGAACAAAACAAACTCAATAGGAAAGACTCAAGCTCGGAGTCTACCGGTTGGCGCCGCCGCGAGTTTCGCGGCGACACGCCAACTCTATGCTGGAGCTGCT